TTTGTGTGTGAGGGAAAAGGATTTTGGTTTCTATGAGGGGAAAGCCTATGATATGGCTACTGCCTTAACAGGCCTTGCCGGAGACGTAGCGTCTTTCTATAACATGAGTCAGGACGAAGCTTATACAAAGCTTAAATCCGTGTTTACCGGGGAGACGGAAAGCCTTAAGTCTTTAGGTGTGGTAATGACACAGACTGCACTGGACGCCTTTGCCATGGCTAACGGCTTCGGTAAGACTACTAAGTCTATGTCCGAAGCTGAGAAGGTAGCACTTCGCTTTAAATTCGTGCAAGACCAGCTTTCTGCTGCACAAGGCGACTTCATGAGGACGTCAGACGGCTGGGCTAATCAGGTACGGCTTTTGTCCCTGCAATTCGACAGCTTAAAGGCCGCCATAGGTAGTGGACTCATTGCCGTGCTTAGTCCTGTAGTTAGGATGCTGAATATCTTAATCGGTAGAATCCTAACTGCCATAAGTGCTTTAAGAAGCTTCTTCTCCATGCTTGGAGGTACTGCAAAGCTTGCTATCAATCCTAAAGGCGTAACAGCCGGAACGGATGCGGTAGCAAAGAGTGCAGATAAAGCAAGCGGTGCTTTAGGCGGTGCAGGAGGAGCAGCTAAAAAGGCGGCTAAAGATATCAAGAGCGCAACTACAGGCATAGACGAACTTAATATCCTCCCTGATCAGAGCGATTCCTCCGGAGGTGGAGGCGGTGGAGAAGGTGGAGGGGGCGGTGCAGACTTCCCTATGGAATCCTTCGATACCGGCGCAATGGAAGAGGGGACTGCCAGAATCAATGAACACTTGCAGGGAATGATAGATAGGTTCAACGAATTAAAGAATCTCTTTATGTCCGGATTCTGGGAAGGTCTAAAAGACATGACCGTCCTCGATTCCATCAAAGAGAACATTAAAGGAATTGGAGAAAGTCTTGTAAACATTTTTACATCAAACGAAGTGCTTAATGCGGCCAATACCTTTGCTGACAGGGTTGCAGTTGATTTAGGGAAAATTGCAGGGGCTGGAGTAAGTATCGGACTTACCTTCGTGGATTTCTTAAGCGGATCAGTTGAGAAATATCTTGCGCAGAACACAGAACGCATTAAGAAATTTATTGTGAAGATGTTTGATATAGAAGGAGATATCGCAGACATTCAAGCGAACTTCGCAGTAGCTATAGCTGATATCTTTTCCGTGCTTCAAGGTGATAACTTTAAGCAGATAGGAGCAGACATCATTAGCATTGTTTCGGATATTTTGGGGACTTTCATTGTGGTTTCTGAAAGCTTTTTCCGTGATTCTATAGATGTAATTCTATCCCCTGTTGTGGAGTTAAAAGACCGGATTATTGAAACCTATAATGCGCTATCTGAACCGGTAATGCAGATTTTTAATGACCTGGCTGAAATATTCCATATGTATGGCGGCACGATCATAAGCATCTATGATAATTCCGTACATCCGCTATTTACCCTGATGAAAGAAACCATCGTTTCGGTAGGAGATAAATTCTTAGAGTCCTTCGGCACTTACATTCTTCCGATAGTTCAGAAAGCGGCAGACAAGTTCACAGATTTTAAGGACAATGTCATTGCGCCGCTCATGCCGAAATTCGAAGAAGTTTTCGGAAAAATATCGGAATGTATTCAAGTAGCGTGGACTACCGTTATAGAACCTTTTATCGTTTGGTTCACCGGCGTTGCAGTACAGCAAATCGGCATGGCGTTAGATATTGCTGTAAATTGCTTCTTCGCATTCCTCGACGGGGTAGGAAAGGTAATTGATGGCGTCCTGACGGCTCTTGGCGGTCTTATGGACTTTATTATCGGCGTGCTTACAGGGGACTGGGAAAGGGCTTGGAATGGTATTAAAGCCATATTTGACGGCGTATGGAGAGCCATAACAGGTATCTTGGAAGCGATGCTAAATGTAATGCTTGCAAGGCTTACCGGAATGCTCAGTATGATGCGGAAGAATTGGGAAGCTGTCTGGAAAGCGGTATCCGACTTCTTTAAAAAGATATTTGACGGTATTAAGTCCGCGCTTAGCGAGAAGATGGAAGCCATTAAAAACGGAATCTCCACTGCTTTAAACGCCATAAAGGAAAACTGGGAAAAGGTTTGGACTAATTTGAAGACTACTACCGTGTCTATATTTGAGGGCATGTGGGGTGGAATCAAAGGTGTTATCAATTCCATCCTTGGCGGCGTTGAGTCCATGGCCAACGGAGTAATCAAGGCTATTAATAGCATGATTAATTCTTTGAACTCTATTAGCTTTGAACTTCCTGATTGGATTCCTGAAATCGGGGGAAACAGCTTCGGACTAAGCATTCCTACCGTTCCCACGGTTTCCATTCCAAAGCTTGCTAACGGTGGATTCGTAAAGGCCAATACTCCACAGCTTGCCATGATTGGAGATAACCGGCACTACGGAGAGGTAGTTGCTCCGGAAAACAAGCTGGAAGACTTACTTAACCGGGCGGTGTCTATGGCATCCAATCCCGGTATTTCCGCAGAACACTTTGAAAAGATGCTTTCCTTCCTGTCCAGAATCTCTGAGCAGATTGAAGCTATGGATCTAACGGTATACGTGGATGTACGAGAGATAAAACAAAGGCTTACCGATTTGGAAGGCCGAAGCGGATACAGCTTAAGGGGGTAATATGGCAACGATAACAATCAACGGAAAAGAATTTCCTGCTCCGGACATTGGCGGCAATCTTGTGGTTGCTACCAATGTTTCAGCCGGAAAGAATGCTAAAGGGGAGTTCGTTGGCCAGAAGGTAGGAAGAGACCAGTATAAATTCGATGCCTTGCAGTGGAAAAGTTTAGATGCAAAGACTTGGGCAGATATGCTGCAGGAGTTCGATAAATTTGTGGTGGTCGCTAAAATCCCTGATATGGTCCATAACCGCTTTCAGACGATTAGGATGTATCCGGGAAACAGAACCGCTACTCCTATTGCTTTCGATAAGACAGGCCTGCCTACTATGTATCGAGATTGCAAGGTTAATATTGTGGACTGTGGTATCAATTAACTAGGAGGGGCTATGCTTCAAGTAACAAGTGCATACAAAGAAGAAATGAAAAAGCCCCTCCGGGGGCATACCCTAATGAGAGTAAATATTGGAGTAATTAATCAAGAGGCACAGGGTAGTGCTAAAGTGAGTTCTGAGGCGGCTTATTTTAGCAATCTAACTAAGCCTCTTAATAACTATGTTGTAGATGCCCTCTATGCTACCGCAGAACAGAACTATAGCACCGTAGATGGGCGGATGTATTTCCTTCCGAGGGAAAAGTCTGACTGTGTTCTAAATCAGGGAATTGTGTCTAAGGAAATAGATGGGACTATAGATTTTATATTCCCTGTTCCGGTGGATCTAAGAGGAGTCACTATAGACTTTGGAAAGGCCTATCCGGAAGCTTTTACAATCGTTACCGACCAAAGCTGGAAGGATGTAATTGGGAATACTAAAAGCAATTATGTTTGTGATGAGGTATTTAAAGGCACTACGACACTGTCCATCATCCCTATTAAGATGGTAAATGGTAAAGGACGTCTGCATATCCATGAAATCATCATGGGCATAGGTATTTACTTTAACGAACGGAATATCCTATCAGCCAGTAAGAAAGAGCATATCAGCCCTATTATGGAGGCGCTGCCTACAATCGACTTTAGATTAAGCGTAAACAATAAAGATAGGGCTTACGATATAGAAAACGAAAAGAGCACAGTAAACTTCTTAGAGCTTGGCCAGAAGGTGCAAGCCTTTATGGGACAGGAGATTGAGGACAGGATTGAATGGCTCCAAGTAGGAACTTTAAAGCTTAAAGAGTGGTCTACTGATGACGACAAGATGAGCTTCACAGCTATAGACTTCCTATCGGGGCTCACAGGGAAATATAGAAAGGGGAAGTTTTATCCTCAGGGAATAAGCATTTATGACCTTTGCCTTGATGTCCTTACGGATGCCGGAGTGGACCCGCGAGAATTTTACATAGACGAATATCTAAAGGCAGTAAAGATAAAGAATCCTATCCCTGCGGTATCTCATAGAGAAGCTTTACAGCTTCTTTCCAATGCAGGAAGATGCCTTTTGTATCAGGACGAAAAAGGAAAGATTGTGATTCGCTCTTCCTTCGTTCCGAGGATGACCAGTACGGTAGCTAGGGAGCCTTATTTCTCTAACGGTACAAGGATTCTTGAGGACCTGCCGATTAAAGAATACTCCCTTACAAACGGAAACTATACGAAGGTAGACGGCACAACTTTATTTCTTCCGAGAAGTGGCAAGGCGGATGTAGGGTACATTGACGACAACATGCTTTTAAATATTAGGCTCGAGGCCGCGTTTGCTTGTTTCGGCATGCAACTGCAGTTTGGGCGGACTTATCCCAGCGAGATTGTTATAGATACCTCGTTAAACGGAAAGACCGTAGAAGAGTTAAGCTATACGGTAGATAGAGAAGACCTCATCATATCTCACGAGTTCGCGCCGTTCGACGAAATGCTTATCTATGAGGAAGCACCTTCAAAGACCGGAGGAAGGGCTGTTCTTAATAAAGTAAGCTTCGGAAATGTTACAGACTATGAACTTAGCTATGGTAGAGAACTAACCAAAACACCATTAGGCACTCAGCTTCAATCCGTAAAGACCTTGGAGCTTACAAGGACGGAATACCTTGACAGCACAGAGGGAGAAAAGGAGCTTGCTAAAGTGGAGTGCACTAAGCCGGGAGAATACCTTGCAGAGTTTAGCAATCCTTCCTATGGCTGCACAGTACAGGCTACATCCGGAACAGTTACCGTGCTTGAGGCGGGTGCCTACTTCCTTCGCTTCTCCTACTCCGGATTCGGAGGAGAAGTAAAGGTCAACGGCAAGGAATACCTGATAAAGACCTATACTATGGAGAAGGAACTGAATCCATCCGGAAAGAGAGAAAAGTGGAAGAATCCTTTGATATCGGACACTGCGCTAGCTACCGATGTTTTAGATTGGGTAGGGAACTACTTAAAAGCAGACAGAGAGTACAGCCTTAGTTATAGGGGAGAGCCACGGTTAATGGCCAACGATTTACTGTATCTTGAGAATAAATATGTAGATAAGCTAATGCTTCGGGTATTTGACCATACCTTAAATTTCAACGGTGCCTTATCCGGAAGCATAAAGGCAAGAAGGGAGGTTTCTTTTGTGGAAGACACCTAAGACAGACTGGAAAAGTACAGACTTCTTTAATGTAGAAGACTATAACCGAATAAAGGGAAACATCAACGAGATCCGGCAGAAGGCAGTAGTCCTTTGGTCGGATTTTCCTTTTACAGAAATGGGGGCAGATAAAAGCTATCAAGACTACGGATTCTATGCCGATGAGATAAATGCTTTTGAATCCAATCTTGATAGAATCTGCTCCGCTACCTTCCCTTTTACTATCGGAGAGAGGCAGACCTTCTACGATAACCAGCCCTTTATCACTTGGGACGAACTTAACAGAATAGAAAACGCTTGCCTTCTCATCTATCAGAATTTTACAGGAAGAGAGGAAGGTATGCGTAGGCTATCTTTTAAATTAGGAACGAAAGGAGAGCTTGTATGAGCCTAAAAACAGACTACCAGGATGCCATGTATGCAAAGAGGAAGTTCCGCATGGAGAATAACAGCGACGGAACAGTAAGCCTTAGCGACGCAACATCCTACACTCAGGAGGGCACTCCCTTCGGGGCAAACGATGTAAACGCCATTACAAAGAGCGTGAACGCTCTGTATCAAGAAACGATTGTAACCATTCCGGCTAATGCCTGGAGTAACTCCGCGCCATATAGCCAAAAGGTATCTGTTCCAACAGTCAAGGCTACAGACTCTGTAACAATGGGAAAGGCGCACACTAAGACATCCAGTCCTACCGATATAGAGACCTATGACGAGATGGCGGGACTAATCACAAGCGCAGAGGTTACTGATGGCTATGTGACTTTTTACTGTGCTGCGGAAAAGCCTAGCAAGGAGTTTAAAGTAAAACTGAAGGGGGTGAGTAAGTAATGAGTGATGTTTTTATTCCACTTGGCGGCGCAGGAGGAAAGAATAGGGGAACGGCAGCAGTCCTAGGAGACAGCACACCTTTTTCAAATGCGGGCGCAGTAATGAGCCTTCCCTTGCCTGCAGGTAATTACAAAAAGTCCGTAAGCAATCCACGGACAAGCTACGGAGATGGAAAAAATTCCGAAGTAACCATTTCCAAGGAGCTACTTAAAAAGATGGCAATTAATGCTTTCGGAATCGCCTCTATCACAAATTTTAGTGCGGCCATGTACGCTCATAAACAAGTCCGGCTTACATGGTCTCGCCCAACTAGGGGCTTGTGGAGTGGCGTACATTTTGTCTTTAAATACGACAGCATGCCAACGAGTGTTACAGATGGATTCTATATGCTTGATAGTGCTGATGTGCATTTTGAAACTGGAAGGCTTGAAGAGCGACAGCTATATATCCGGGCATTTAACTATGTTACTACTAATTCCGGTAGGTGGTATGACGATGGGGCAGTTTCCGCTACAATCCGTGTAAGTGGAATTAGTGGAGCGGTATCCTTTGGAGCAGGAGCCGGCACTTGGACAGTTCCGGAAAATGTTTATAAAATCCGCTATATTCTTGTTGGGCATGGTGGGAACGGCGGTTCTGGC